CACTTTTGTAACCAGAACCACCTGATAAAATGTTAATTGCAGTTAACACTCCATTGGTAAATGTAGGCACTAGAGTTGCATTGATACCACCTGAGTCAGGTGCTGTAACGTTCATAGTAACTCTGTCTTCATCATAGTTTTCACCACCATCAACTATGTTAACTGATCTTATCTGTCCTTCTTTTACAACTCCTCTAATCACAGCAGATTTAGTTGGTGATCCACCACTCAGAGTTATATTCACTAAGAATGCTTCTGCAGCTGCATCTTGTCCATCACCAGTTATTGTAATCGAAGGTGTCTCATTGTAACTACTACCATTATTAGTAATAAAGATATTAGTCAATGCACCATTAGATAATACTGCATCTCCTGTTGCTGTTACACCAGCAGTTGTAAGATAGTAGTGTTTAACAGTGTAACCGTAATCTACTATCTCATCATCTCCAGCAAATACATCTCCTTGCTCGTCGCTGTACTCGAATAATTCAGCTCTTAATTTATATACGTAACCTTTACCTAACTGATAAAAAGGTTCTTCATGTTCTACAAATTTTATCTCAAAGTAATTACTTGTTAATGGAAGGTATATCAGATCTCCTTCTTGTGGTCTTTCTGGAGCTTTGTAATCCTTGTCCAGTAGAAGAAATTGTGATATAAGATCTGTAAATCTTTGAGATGAAACGATCATAGTTATCTCATCTGTTTGTGCTACACCAAACTTTGTAAGCAAGTCTCCACCACCTTGGAAACCATCAAAGTTTTCCATGTATGCTTCTATAATATATGAATCATTAAACTGACCAATAACCTCTTCATTAAATACACCATCTGTTAGCATGATTTCTCTAGGACAATAGAGAATATCCATACCAAACATCTTAATGAATTCCTCAGTAAGATTTTGCTGTAAGAACTGTTCGTTCCTAGTACCGTTTGTGAAGTAGGTATTTCTTGCCATTATCCTATCATATCTAGAGGTGGCATTTCATACTGTGTAAGCATTTCGTTTTCTAATTTTTGCACCTTTTCTTTACCCTCATTGTAAATGAACTCACCGTTCATAGTAATTCCACCTGGTAACTGTGCTCCTTGGAACTTAATTAAGTTAGCACCCCACTGTCTTTGAATTAATGCAGTTACATATCTCTTCAACCATACGTCATTATAAACATCTGCAAATTGTGTAGGATCTACTGCTCGATAACATTCTAGAACTAGGAATTGATCTGCAGGAACATCAGTCTTAAAATCTAAGTCAAGATATAATCTATCACCACGTCTTTGGAATCTAATCTGTTTTTGTCCCTCTAACAGATAGTAGATATCTTCTAATCTTCTATTGACCATTTCATATGTAAGGATCTCTGTTTGTGTAAGGTCCCAAAGATCATTTAATCTCCACTGATACCTAACATCAAATAAGTTTGTGACATTTTTAGATACAAAATCAAATACCTTGACCACAGTTGTTACGTATGGTGGCATTTTAATATAGTTGTTCTGTTCTTTAAATGTAAGAGTCTGGTTATTAGATGTTCCAGAAGTCACAGTAGTATCAGTATCTGTAGTCATGGCATCTAGCATCAACTGATTATACTGAACTTTTAGATGAGTTCTAATGTAACCATCCATATGTCTTTCATTATAAAACTGGATAGCATCATCCACTAGATCACTGATCTGATCATCGTCTATGTTTATTTCGAGGACTGGTGCACCGTTTTGACGTAGTGCATAATCTATGAGTCCTTCTCTACTTGAAGCAATTGCCATGTTAGGTAGGATTGATGTTGAATCTAATTCTTACATAATATGTAGTATTAGCAGTCAGGTTAACAGCACCTGGCAATGTGTAAGAATTTAAGTTTGTTGAGTTACCAAGAGATTGATGTACAATACTTGAGAATGAATTTGCAGGAGAGAACTGCCAATCACTAGAAGTATGTTGATATCCTGCTTTCATTGCAATAGCATCAACATTGATTGTTGGATTGAATGCAGGAACAATTGTTTGTATCTCTGGTTGATCTACAAGAGGTGTTGTAAAATTGACTGCAGCAGAGTATGCACTCTCCAATCCATTGTTATCTCTAAACTTAACTTGAACTGCGTATGCAGTATCAAATGCTAAGGTTGATACAGGAACAGTCAATGATGTTAAGTTACCAGTATCACCATTGGTAAATGATTGTGTAGTATCATATACTGTCACGTTATCTACCACTCTTCTTATTCTCCAGAAACTAGAGAAGTGTGTTTGATTTGCATACTCAACAACAAAAGCTGCAGTGTTAATAACTGGTTGTCTAGAGAATGTTCTGTTTGTATCTGTGTCTATAACTGGAGTTACACTTGCGGGTGCTGATACAAACTCAGACTCATTAACAGTTAATGTTGCAGCACTAGATGTTAAAGTAGTTGCATTAGCATTTGTTAATACACAACGGAACTGTTCTGCAGGAGTTGTTGGATACACAGTTGTAGGAGTCACATATGATGCTGCGTTTGCACCATTTATATTCACCCAGTTTGCTCCACTGTTTGTTGATTTCTGCCACTGATAGGATATTGATCCACTGGTAATAGATGCAACAACAGTAAAGGTTGCAGTGTTTCCTTCAATAACTGCAGTAGAATTTGGTTGAGTTGATATTGATATAACACGTAAAACTGTTAGTTCTCCATGTGATGATGTGATAGATGCTTGAGAACCTACGAGGGAAACAACAGATCTATAACGATCTAGATTATCATTAGCAAATACTAAGGTAGGTGTTGTATAAGTCGCACTAGTTCCTCCTGTTATTGGTGAATAGTTAGCACCACCATCATCAGATCTCTCCCACTGATATGTTGGAGATCCACTACTTGTAGATGCGGTTACTGCAAAGTTAGCAGTTGCACCTTCGTTTGCAGTTGCATTTGATGGTTGAGCAGTAATAGAAAATGTTCTGTATACTCCTAGTGCAACAGCGTTTGTTGTTGCATCAGCTGCTGCACCGACTGCACTGATAACACAACGATACTGGTCATTGTGATCATCTGCATATGTTGTAGCTCCTGTTGTATATGACGCAGAAGTTCCACCCGCAACTGGATTCCATGATCCACCACCATCATCTGATTTTTCCCACTGATATGTTACGCCAGGTGTATGTGATGACATACCTTCTGCACCACCACCTCCACCACTAGGAGTATCAAACTGATCTACCTCGAATGAAGATGATGCAGCGTTACCACCTACAGGTGACATTGTTACTCCACCTAGTGTGGTGAATGTTGCAGTCTGTCCCTCATCAACATTTTGAGCAGATGGTTGAGATGATACAACAACTGTTACAGTTTCTACTTGTAATGTAGCAGCATTAGATGGTATAGATGTAGCACCCGCACATGAAAGAACACAACGATATTGATACTCGTCGTATGCTGTAGTTAATGTAGGTGTTGTATATGTTGTAGTTGTTCCACCAGTTCCTTCAGATACATCAGACCATGATGCTCCGTTTGTAATAGATACTTGCCACTGGTATGTAATATCTCCTGCATCGTTATCAGATGTAGTAGCAGCAACACCAAAGGATGATGTACCACCAACAGCACCAGTTGTATTAGTTGGTTGAGATGTAATGTTTATAGTTCTTTGAACGAACAATCTTGCAGCACTAGTGAATACATCACTTGCACCAGTTGCAGTAAGTTTGCATCGGTAGTAGTCACCGTAACTATCATCGTAAGTTGTAGATCCAGTTGCATATGTTGTAGTGTTAGCACTACTTATATCAGCATAGTTGACACCATCACCGTTCTCAGATTTCTGCCACTGGTATGCAATAGAAGCACTATCTAATGTAGAACCAACTGCTGTAAATGATCCTGCTGCAGGAGCAATAGGTTGTGAATTAACTGGTTGTGTGTCCACTGTAATAACTCTGAACACTGTTAGTGTAACTGCGTTTGTGTAAGCTGGTGCAACTGTAGTACTAGTTTCTAACTTACAACGATACTGATATGTGTTTTTCAAGAAGTCATCATCTACTGTTAAAGTATTTGTTGTTGCTCCACTATATCCACCACCATTAGTAACTGTTGCCCAACCTATACCACCATTAACTGAAAACTCCCATTGGAATGTAATAGTAGATCCATCATCACTGATACCCGCTACAGGTCCGAAGGAGACTGTTCCACCAGATCCTGCCTCTATACTACCGCTTGTTGGTTGTCCTGTAACAGTAATTAAAACACCAGTTCCAGTTGTTGTAAATGCATATGCTCTTGCATTTTGAGTTACATTTTCAGTAACAGTGAAGTTGAATGTTGTGTC